AGAGACATTAAAGGGTAAGAAATGGCTGCTACTAAAACAGTAACAAAGAAAACAAATAAAGATGCGATCGTTAGAATCGTTGCGACAGCTGCGAATGACACATCAACGATTGACCTTCAAACCGATCTTAAACTTACAAACGAAACATTAGGCGCAGCCCAAAAGGTTTATATTTCAGCTGCTTATTTTAGCACAGCTGCGAATGTAAGTTTAACAAGAAACAGCGTAGTGGTTGCTAACTACTTTGGTGGTGGCGATCATATCGATGCTGAGTGGGTTATTACCGATCAAGAAACACACGATATCGTTGTTACCTTTGGTGGCGCAGGAATGATTCTGTTACACCTTAAGAAAATTGATGGATATAATGATCCAATCGAAACTGCAGCTTTCGGTATCTATGATGACGAAACTGTTGTAGGGAGTTAATCAATGAAACTCATTAGAGAAGAAGTACAAGACATTAAGTTTGTTGTAGAAGAAAAAGTAGGAAAGAAAAAAGACTACTTTATTGAAGGTATCTTCTTGCAAGCTGATATTAAAAACCGTAACGGTCGCATGTATCCATCTGAAATTATGGATAAAGAAGTTGCTCGTTACATGGAAGAAACAGTGCAGAATAATCGTGCCTTTGGCGAACTGGGACATCCAGACGGTCCAGGCATTAACCTTCATCTTGTTTCGCATATGATTACATCATTGCGCAAGGAAGGTAGTAACTACGTTGGTAGAGCAAAGATTTTAGAAACACCAAACGGTATGATCGCTAGAGGTCTTTTAGACGGTGGCGCAAATCTAGGTGTTTCTTCAAGAGCAATGGGTTCACTTAAAGAAAACAAAGACGGTGTACAAATTGTTCAAGACGATTTCATGTTGTCAACCGCAGCAGATATCGTTGCCGACCCTTCAGCACCAGATGCTTTCGTTCGTGGCATTATGGAAGGTAAGGAGTGGGTTTTCGTTGATGGGAAATTTGTGGAGAAACATATAGATGAAGTTAAGCGTGTAATACGTAAGACATCATCGAAGAATTTAACGGAAGCCAAGATCCGTGCTTTCCAGAATTTTTTGAGTAAAATCAAATAATTTATAAATAATTACAATAGAACTCATCCAGTTACAGGAGACCAAAGATGTCAATTGAAAAGAAAATTGCCGAGATGCTAGCTGAATCACAAAAGCTGCAGGCATCGTTGGGCGAAGAACAAAATCCAGACAATAAGAGAAATGATGTTCGCGAGCCAACAGCACCAACAACTAAGAAAGGTGATGTTAAGAGCAATGCTTCAGCTCCAGAATCATCAAATCTTAAAGCAGTAAAAGAAGAAGACGAAACAATCGAAGATGAAACTCTAGTAGAAGAAGAGATCGTTGAAGAAGAAATCGTTGACGAGAAGAAAGAAAGAGAAATCACAGTTGATGTCAGCGAAGATGTAGCTGCTCTTGTTAACGGTGAAGGTCTTTCAGAAGAATTTAAAACTAAAGCTGCAACAATTTTTGAAGCAGCAGTAGTTACTCGAGTTAAGCAAGAAGTCGCTAAACTCGAAGAAGAGTTTGATGCAAAACTTGCTGAGCAAGTTGAGAGCTTCAAAGAGGGTCTTGTTGAAAAGGTTGATGGATATCTCAACTATATGGTTGAGCAGTGGATTGCAGATAATGAACTTGCCCTTGAATCTGGTATTAAGTCTGAAATTATGGAAGACTTTATCGAGAAGATTAAAGTTGCTTTCCAAGAGTCTTACATTGAAATTCCTGAAGAGCGTTTCGATGTATTGGCAGACATGGAAGAAAAACTTCAGTCTCTTGAATCCAAACTTGACGAAACTGTCGCTAAGAATGTTGAGTTGACAAAGTCAATCAATGAGTCTGCTCGTCAGGCAACAATTGATGCTTATGTTAAAGACATGGCTGACACAGAAGTAGAGAAGTTTAAGTCTTTAGCAGAAGAATTGGCTTATGATGATGCTGAATCATTTAAGACAAAACTTCAGACAATACGTGAAAACTACTTTACTAAGAAGGCAACTTCAGAAGTTAAGTCTGTTGTAACAGACAGCGCAGTAGAAGAGCTAAAAGAAGAGAAGGTCGTTGACCCATCTATCAGTGCTTATCTAACTGCATTTAACAGTATCAAGAAATAATAACAATCCACATTAGGAGTAAACAATGGACCGCACAGATCTATTAAAAAAATGGGCACCGATTCTAGAACATGAATCAATGCCAACAATTAAAGATAACTACCGTAAGGAAGTTACAGCAGTTCTACTAGAGAACCAAGAAAAGGCTCTTAAAGAAGAACGTCAACAACTATTTGAGACAACTCCAGTTAACGCTGCAGGCGCTGGTATCTCTCTTGGTGGCGCAGGTACTAATGCTAATATGGCTGGCTATGACCCAGTTCTAATCAGCCTAGTACGTCGTGCAGCTCCACAAATGATCGCTTATGACATTTGCGGTGTTCAGCCAATGACACAACCAACTGGTCTTATCTTCGCAATGAAGAGCAAATACAGCGCACAAAACGGCACTGAAGCTCTTTACAACGAAGCAGATACACTATTCTCTGGTACTGGTGACCGTGATAGTGGCACTGCTGGTTATCAAGGTCAGCGTGGCAACAACCCATACGATGCTAACTATGACATCGGTCGTGGTATGTCTACAGCTACTGCTGAAGATCTTGGTGGCGCTAACACTTTCAATGAAATGGCTTTCTCTATCGAGAAAACTAGCGTGACTGCAAAGACACGTGCTTTGAAAGCTGAATACACAATCGAACTAGCACAAGACTTGAAATCAGTTCATGGTCTTGATGCTGAAGGCGAATTGTCAAGCATCCTTTCAACAGAAATCTTGGCTGAAATCAACCGTGAAGTTGTACGTACTGTGTACTCTTCTGCTAAGGTTGGTGCTCAAGCTGGAACAGCAGCTCCTGGCGTATTCGACTTAGACGTTGACGCTAACGGTCGTTGGTCTGTTGAGAAGTTCAAAGGCTTGCTATTCCAAATCGAGCGTGAAGCAAACGCAATTGCTCAACAAACTCGTCGTGGACGTGGTAACTTCATCATCTGCTCTAGCGATGTTGCTTCTGCAATGGCTATGGCTGGTGTTCTTGACTATACTCCAGCTCTTGCTGGCAACAACGGTTTGAATGTTGATGAGTCTTCAACAACTTTCGCTGGTGTTCTAAATGGTCGCTACAAAGTTTATGTTGATCCATATACAGTTGCTAACGCATCTGCAGGTACTGGTCAACAGTTCTTCGTGGTTGGTTACAAAGGCACTTCAGCATTCGATGCTGGTTTGTTCTACTGCCCATACGTTCCTCTACAATTGGTTCGTGCAATCGACCCAGCTACTTTCCAACCAAAGATTGGTTTCAAGACTCGCTACGGCATGGTCTCAAATCCATTCGTTCAATTGGACGGTTCTGGCAACATGGTTGCTGGCGAAAACTACTACTACCGCAAGGTACGTGTAAACAACCTAATGTAATTGGTTGAGCCACCAATAAGAGTGGTATTTAAAAGAGAGACTTCGGTCTCTCTTTTTTTATCTTATAAATAGTCATATTACCTATTAGAGATAACACTATGGCGCAAGTTTTAACCTGTCCTGTTCCAGACAATATCAATTTTTTAAGTCCTAACGGATTTAAACTCTCTATTGAGAAATTGCCTGAGTTAACATTTTTCGCACAAGAAGTAAACCTTCCTGGACTCCAATTAGGTGAGCCAGAGTTTGGTACACCATTCTCACGTGTTCCTGTTCCTGGCGAAACATTAACCTATGATTCTTTTGAGATTCGTTTTATGGTTGATGAAAGGATGAAAAACTACAAAGCAATTTATAGTTGGATGATTGCTCTTGGATTCCCAGAGTCATACTCTCAATATGTAAATTTTGTTGATGCTGCTGAGTTGAACAATATCAGCGAATTGGCATCAAACTATTCTGATGCTACTTTGCAAATCTTAACAAACGTGAATACAGATAATCAACTCGTGCAGTTCTATGATTGTTTTCCTGTAAGTTTATCGTCAATGATTTTCCAAACGCAAAACCAAGACGTACAGTACATTGGAGCAACTGCTACGTTTAAATTCTCATACTACAAGTTCTTGTAAACAAATTTACAATTATTGACATTTAGGGTATAATAGAGTATATACCTACGGAGATTATTATGAACATTGAACAATTACAAGAGATGTGGGCGGTCGACTGCCAGATAGACGATGATCGTCTTGACAAAGAAGCAGTCAGAACACCTAACCTGCACTCGAAATATCTAAACATTCTAATCGCAAATAAATTGAAACTTGCTAAAGTCAAGGCAGACTACAACACACTTAGACAAGCAAAGTTTCGTTACTATCGTGGCGAGATGGGTAAACAAGAATTAGAAGATTATGGATGGGGGCAGTGGCAAGGCGCAAAGCCACTTAAGAATGAAATGGATGAATTTCTATCTGGCGACGCAGAATTAAATAAAGAATATGTCAGAATGGAATATGTTTCTGCCATAGTTACCTTCTGCGAATCTATCCTCAATCAAATTAAATCAAGAGACTTTCAAATCAAAGGTGCGATTGACTGGAAGAAATTTATTAGTGGTGCTTAATGAAGTTAAAGATTGAAAAACTAGACAATGTATACGTAAGAGTTCTTTCAGAAGATGAAGGAATCTTATACGAACTTGCAGAGTTCTTTACATATGAATATCCAGGAGCAAGATTTACGCCACAGTATCGTGCTAGACTTTGGGACGGTAAAGTCCGTATGTATGATATTATGCGCAAGACTCTTTACGTTGGTCTAGTAAAGTATGTTGAAAGTTTTGCGTTTGAACGTGGGTATGAAATTGAATGGGTAAATCAAGTTATTACCCAAACTAATGTTGACTTAGAAACTGTTTCTAAATTTGCTGAGTGGTTAACACCAATGGGTCATGGTAAACCTATTGAGATCCGTGATTACCAATTAGAAGCAGTACATAAAGCAATTCAAGACGAACGAACTTTACTGTTGTCTCCAACAGCATCAGGTAAGTCGTTTATTATCTATACTACTATGAGGTGGCATTTAAACGAAGGACGTAAACAAATTATTATCGTTCCTACTACATCTCTAGTTGAGCAACTATACGCAGACTTTGCGGACTACTCATCTGCTAATGGATGGAGGGTTGATCGTCACTGCCAGAAACTATATTCTGGCTTCCCAAAAGAATTTACCTCAGACGTACTAATTACTACATGGCAATCTATCTACAAACAACCAAAAAGTTGGTTCAATCAGTTTCAAGTAATTTTTGGCGACGAAGCGCACCAATTTAAAGCCAAGTCGTTAACTACCGTAATGGAAAAATTGACAGAGGTTAGATATAGAGTTGGTACTACAGGAACGCTAGACAATAAGAAAGTACATAAACTTGTACTAGAAGGTATCTTTGGACCGATGCATAGGGTTACTACCACTAAGCAACTAATGGAGAGCCAGAGACTAGCAAACCTAAATATAACATGTATACTACTAAAATATGATGACATAACACGTCAGGGTAGAAAGAATAACCAATATCAAGACGAGATGGACTTCTTAGTTTCTCACGATAAGAGAAACAACTTTATTTCTAATTTGGCGCTAAAGTCAAAAGGAAATACTCTTGTCCTATTTCAATACGTTGAGAAACACGGTAAAGTCTTACACGATATAATTCTTTCTAAATCTCACGAAGATAGAAAAGTGTTTTTCGTCTATGGTGGTACTGAAACAACCGATAGAGAAGCCATTCGCCATATTACTGAGGGCGAAGAAGATGCTATCATTATTGCTTCGTTTGGTACCTTCTCGACAGGTATTAATATACCTTCGATTGAAAATGTTATTTTTGCTTCACCTTCTAAGAGCAAGATCCGCAACCTACAAAGTATTGGTCGTGGCTTAAGATTAAAAGAAGGTAAGACTGAATGTAACTTGTATGATATTGCTGACGACCTATCATGGAAGTCTTGGAAGAATCATACATTGCATCACTTTGCGGAAAGAATAAAAACCTATTCCGAAGAGAAGTTTGATTACAAGTTAGTAGAGGTCAAGATATGACAGAAGAAGATAAGTATATCTTTTTGCGAATGTATAACGGCGACCAATTGATGGCAACTAAATTATTTGAAAACAACGAAATAATTACAATTGAGTTTCCCATGATAATTCGTCTGTTTCCAAGGTTAGAACCAACAGGTCTTGTTGAACAAATTACATCTGGTCCATATTGTCAGTTTACTGAGGATAAGGTCTTTACGTTTCAAAAGAAAGACATCTTATTTTCTAAGAAGTTACATGAAGTGATGATTCCCCATTATCAAAGAATGATCCACGAGCATGAAACTGATGTAGATGTTGATGAGAAGCAAGCTGCGGAAGGGAATCTCGAGAATGATGAAACTGTGGAGAATATTGCTAAAGCAGTAGATCAACTTCATAGTATATTCGAGAGAGCAAGGAAGAGAAGGGAAAAGAGAGAAGAGGAAGAGATTCCTTTTACTGTCGTTCCTGGTAATGAAACTAAACATTAGTTCCTATCTTCAACCCTGACACCGTAATTATGCCTGTTGTCAAGTTTGGAAGCAAATATATTTTCCAATAAAACAAACTTGCTTTTTAAAGATAATTAAAGTATAATGATTACAGTTGGTTAAAACAAAAAAATAAGGTTTAAATTATGGCAACACATTATGTAAACAATGCTGAGTTACTAGCAGCATTAATTGAGTATAGGAAGAAAATTGCTGAGGCTCATGAATCGGGAGAAGCTGAACCAAGAGTCCCAGAATATGTTGGTAAATGTATTTTACAAATTGCTACGCATTTATCATACAAACCAAATTTTCTAAATTATACTTACCGAGAAGAGATGATTAGTGATGGTATTGAAAACTGCATCCAGTATGTAAAAAATTTCGATCCAGACAAATCTAAAAATCCCTTCGCTTATTTTACACAGATTATATGGTATGCTTTTCTAAGACGCATTCAAAAAGAAAAGAAACAAAATTATGTGAAGCAAAAAATGATTCAAGATATGCCCTTTGATGCATTTGAGCTGCAAGAGCATGACGAAGACGGACTATATAATAATGCGTATGTTGACTATTTACAGATGAACAACAATACTGATGTTCCTGTTAAACCGAAAAAAACTAAAAAGCGTTCTACGCTAGAAGACTTTACCGAAGGAGATATTAATGGCTAAGACTTATGAAATTTACCATAATGATGCATGGGTTCCAGCGACATTTATTAAAGAAGCTGACGCTGATCGTATTTGGATTGAATATGACCACGTTGAAGATGATGAAGACGGTGTTCCAAAAGAAGCAGTAAAGCGTCAAATTAACGTATTGGTGAGCGAATTAAAAGTTACTGAATAATTAGTCAGGATATATTATGAAGACTGCGATAATAACTGACCAGCACTTCGGTGCACGCAATGACTCAGTTGCGTTTTTGAATTTTTATGAAAAGTTTTATGATACAATTTTCTTTCCTAAGTTAAAAGAGGAAGGAATCACCACATTACTGATTCTTGGTGATACATTTGATAGACGTAAGTATGTAAACTTCTTTACCCTAAAAAGAGCAAAGCAAATGTTCTTTGATCGGTTAGAAGAACTTGGTATTACTGTGCATATGCTTGCAGGTAACCATGACACATACTTTAAAAATACTAACGATGTAAACTCTGTTGATTTGTTATTGGCAGAATACAGCAACATCAATATCATAGATTCGCCTACAACTATTTACGTAGACGACATTCCTATTTGTATGATGCCTTGGATCTGCGCTGAGAACTACAGTGATTCTATTGAAACATTAAAGAACACCCCAGCTGAAATTTGTATGGGGCATTTTGAGATCGCAGGGTTTGCCATGTATAGAGGAATGGAAAGCCATGACGGACTTGATCCTTCTTTGTTTAAAAAGTTTGACTGTGTTTTTAGTGGTCATTATCACCATCGCAGTAGTAAAGATAACATCACTTATGTTGGAAACCCATATGAACTTACTTGGCAGGATTATAACGATCCTCGTGGTTTCCACACCTTTGATCTTAGCGCTCGCAGTCTCACTTTCGTAGAAAACCCTTACACGATGTTTGATCGTTATGAATATGACGACAGCACACCAGAAGCAGAAACACTTGATGTATCTAGATTTGGTGAAAAGTTTGTTAAGGTTGTTGTTGTAAACAAGGCAGACTTTTACAAGTTTGACAAATTCCTTTCAAGAGTATATACTAATAATCCTCCACCATATGAAGTGAAAATCATTGAAGATTTTTCTGCTTTCAATGAAGGAGAAGTTTCTTCTGAAATTAACTTAGAAGATACACAGACAGTTTTGAGTGAATACATTGATTCTATCGAAACTGATCTTGATAAAGAAAAGATTAAAACATTTGTTAAGACACTTTACACCGAGGCAATTAACGTAGAGGTGGTTTGATGCAGCAACTTGAGATTCAGTATTTTTTTCCGTTGACGGAACAGATTCCGCTCGATCTTGATTATACAAAAACACTTGAGTATATTGAAGAACAGCGTAGGAAGTTTATTAGTAATTCAACGATAACTATTTCTGCTGGTAGTGCTATGAATGGTAGTATCACAGGATTGACGCTAACTACTAATTCCATTGACTGGGAAAACAGTACTAGACTTGGTAGCTGGGAAATTGAAAACAATAAACGCAAACCTACTTTCTTACAGAAGGTATTGATGAAAAAAATATTTGGTATGAAATGGATGGGTAAATGATTGAACTGAAGAAGGTAACTTGGAAAAACTTTTTATCTACAGGCAACTCTCCCAATACAGTTGAATTAAATCGTTCTCTTACTACGCTAATTGTAGGTAAGAATGGTGAAGGTAAGTCAACTATTTTAGATGCTCTTTGCTTTGGTCTATTTGGAAAACCCTTCCGCAATATCAACAAGAACCAACTAATCAATAGTATCAATCTTAAAAACTGTCTTGTTGAAATTGAGTTTAGTATCGGCTCAGCTGAATATAAAATTATCCGTGGCATCAAGCCAAACATCTTTGAGATCTATCAGGGAACAACCCTTCTCAATCAAGACTCTGCATCAAGAGATTATCAAAAGATCCTTGAGCAGCAAATCCTAAAGTTAAACTATAAAACATTTACGCAGGTAGTCATTCTGGGTTCAGCATCGTTTGTTCCTTTTATGCAGTTACCATCTAACCAGCGTAAAGATGTTATTGAAGATATTTTGGATATCCGTATCTTCTCAACAATGAACACTCTCTTAAAAGAGAAGAGCGCAAAATCAAAAATGGAGTTGCTCGATGTTGAATCTACTTTATCGAAATCAAGAGCCGAAGTTGACGCACAACAAAAACTTATTAAGTCTCTGGTCCAATCCAAAAATGAATACATCGATTCTATTCAACAAAAGATCACAGCAAATAATTTGGAGATTTCAACCATCACAACTAACATTGAGGGAACGAATGTTAGAGTTGATGCACTACGAGAGAGTATAAAGGATAGGACTGACGTAGAAGAAGGTATCGACAAACTTCTTAATTCTCTGAATCGAAAGAAAGAAAAGAATACAGAGATCGATACACATATCGAGTTTTTTGTCAATAACGATAGTTGCCCTTCTTGTGCGCAAGATATCCCTCATGAACATAAGAGTTCTATCGTGGATAAAATGAAGCAAGATGCGCAAAGTAATGCAGACTTTATTCAAAAGATTGATGAAGCTCTTGTCAAACTTCGCCAGCGTCTTGCTGAAATTAAAAAGGTTCAAGATGAGATTATGTCTCTTACCGCAGAAGTTTCTTCCTTCAATTCTTCTATCACATTATTGAACAAGCAAAATACATCTTTGCAGAATGAGATAGAAGAAGCAAAAGAAAACACTGCTAATATTGATGAAGAGAAAGCCAAGTTAAAAGAACTTGCTGCCAAAGCACTTGAGTGTATCAATACTAAAACTGCTTTGCTTGAACAAAGGAACTTAGAAGAAGTTGCTTCTACATTGCTGAAAGACACAGGTATCAAGACTGCGATTATTCGTGAGTACCTGCCTGCAATGAATAAGTTGATCAACATGTATCTACAAGCGATGGACTTCTTTGTTCACTTCGAACTTGATGAGTCTTTCAATGAAGTTATTAAATCACGATACCGTGATGAGTTTACCTATGCAAGTTTCTCTGAAGGCGAGAAGATGCGTATTGACTTGGCTATCCTATTCACTTGGCGTCAGATTGCTAAGATGAAAAACTCTGTCAATACAAACCTACTCATCCTTGACGAGATCTTTGATTCCTCTCTTGACACATCAGGAACTGATTACTTCCTGTCTGTCATGTCCCAACTTGGCGAAAGATCCAACACTTTCGTCATCAGTCACAAAGGCGATCAGCTTTTTGATAAATTCCGTAGCGTTATCAAGTTTGAGAAGCGCAACGATTTTTCCGTAATTGTAAGCCCATAAAATACCCCTACGCCCAGTAGGGTTTTGGAACCCTCTGAAACAGAGGAGTTTTGGGGGTATTTACTTTAATTCAAAAATCCTGTATAATTCTATTATTGATGATGAAAACAGGAGTGAATTATGTGGGCTGGATTTACTGACAAAGAACTTATCTGTTTGGCGTATGACTACTGCCTTGATTACATCTTGCAAGTTGAGAAGGGTGCATTGATGAATCGTGTTGAAGTCGAGCGTATCTTGACACGCTATGAGCACGACTTGGCTTTCGCTTGACATTAATTCACACCTGAGGTATAATTATATTATGATGACAAACAATTCCAAAGACTTACTAGCAAAGTTGCTCGCCAGCGAGAATCTTACGGTTCTTAGGGCACCAGTGCGTACCGCATCATTTGATGTTGAGTCACGAACTCTCACCCTCCCACAGTGGAAGGAAATGTCCGATCAAGTCGAAGAGATGCTTATCGGTCATGAGGTGGGTCACGCACTGTTCACTACTAATGAGTATATCAAGAAAGAAGATTATACTCACTCATTCCACGGCTACATGAACGTATGTGAAGACGTGCGTATTGAAAAGAAAATCAAAAACAAATATCCTGGACTCCGTCGTACCTTCATCCAAGGCTACAAAGAACTCAACGAAAAAGACTTCTTTGACTTGCAGGGTAAGGACTTGTCCAAACTTTTGTTGATTGATAGAATTAACCTATACTACAAGTGCGGTATCAACTGTGGTGTTCGCTTTACGCCAGCAGAGATGGACTTTGTTCGCAAGGTTGAGTCTACCGATACTATGGCAGATGTATACTCTGTCGCAAAAGAAATCTATGACTTCACCAAAGGTGAGCGCAAGAAAATGCGTCAGCTGATGGAGGAAGAGCGTAAAAAGTTGAATCTTGATTCTGAAGACCAGCAAGAAGAACTTGAAGAGCAGTTGCTTGATGCTGAGGATGACGAAGAAGAAGGTTGGGATCCTGCATCCTATGACGATGAAGAACTTGACGAAGATGAAGTCGAGGATGAGGATGCAGAGAAAATTAATGGCAACTCTAAAGAAGAAGAGCAAGAGCCAGAAACCCCCAAAGAAGAGCCAAAGATGGATGAGGACGAAGAAGTTAAGTCCCATACCGATGACGCATTCTACCGTAGGGTTGAAGAGTATGCAGATACTAATACTATGGTGCGCATCTATGAGCCAACCATCTATGACAACTTCTATGAAGACACCGTAATTAGTTACAAGCGTGTTTTGGAAGAACTTGAAGTTGGTCGTGAAGACCGTGACACCCGTATGTTCAGCGACTACCAAACAGGGTTGTTGAATACTACGGAGAGAGACAAGCACTATGCGAAACGCAAGGCTGATGTCGAAAAGTTTAAGGTAGAAAGTTCACGTGTTGTAAACTACCTTGTCAAAGAATTTGAGATGCGCAAGTCTGCGACACAATACAAACGTACGCAGACAGCTAAGATCGGACAACTTGATGCACGCAAACTTGCAGTATATCAGTTGACTGACGACTTGTTCCGTCGTGTTCAAATTATCCCCGATGCTAAGAATCACGGTATGTTGTTCTTGCTTGACTGGTCTGGCTCTATGATTGAGTGTATCGATGATACTATCAAGCAGGTAATCAGCCTAGCAATGTTCTGCCAACGTGCTATGATTCCATACCAAGTGTTTGCGTTCTCTAGTGATTATGATAAGTCTACACGCAACGACTACAACTTGCGTAGACAGAAATATCCTGAAGAAAAAAATCCTAAAGACGATAAGAAGTTTGTTGCTTGCAGCCACTTCAATCTGATTGAATTCTTCAACAACAAAATGAGCAACAGCGAGTTTAACCGTATGGTATCTTTCATGTTGGATCGTCCATACCAGTACGGTAATGGTTACGGTATGGGTGGTACGCCACTGAATGAAGCGTTGCTCTATATGATTGATACGCAAATCAGTAAGTTTCTGCGTACAAACAATGTAGAGAAATTCTCTTTGATTACTCTCACCGATGGTCAAGGTAGTGCTTTGAATAGTGTGAGTGGTGGTATCCAAGAAACTGAATACAACTATGAGCAACACAAGAGCGTGAAAGTTAAAAACTACATGCGTGATCCTGTGACTCGCAAAGAGTATAATCTATCACGATACAACCATACTTCAGTCTTGCTGAACATTATTCGTGACAGATACAACTGCGCAGTCATTGGTTTCCATGTCTTGCGTAATAGTAAGCGTATGCTTGAGCAGTTCTGCCATGACAATCTCGGTTCGGTTTCTACCTCTGGTGAATATACCGCACGTCGTTTGCTTGTTGATGACATGCGTGTGAATCTCCGCAAGGAAGGTTTCTACAGCATGACTGGCACTGGTCACGATGAGTTGTTCTTGGTGTCTATTGCTAAGTTGGAGATCCAAGAAGGCGAACTTGCTGTAAAGGAATCTATGAATAGCAAGGCGATCGCAAAGCAGTTTGAGAAGTATATGAACGTGAAGAAAACCAGTCGTATCCTACTCAATCGGTTCGTGGGGCTGGTGGCGTGAGCCAAACCCTCTCTGGTAGAGGGTTTCTAATCCCCTATAAACCGTAGGGGAATGAAAATAATGCTTTACAATAATTCAGAATTCCTGTATAATATTATTATAGACTGAAAAATTGAGGAGTTTCTATGTTAGTTTATTGTGATTATATTGCAGACAGGGTTCGTAAAGCGTTGGTTGCTGCCAAGGAAGATGCCTTTGCGCCTGTTCCGCTGAACGAAGTTGGAAAGATAAACTGGGATTTGGATAGCAATGGTGCTTTCAAATCTACAAAGAAGACCATGGTAGTTGAAGATGGCAATGGACGTAAGTATGTTGTAACCGTGGAAGAAATTGCTTGACAATAATCCTTGCATGTGCTATAATTATCTTATGCGAAATACTTTTATGATGAATGGAGTGAATGATGGCTAAAATTACTGAAGCGCAAAAAGCTGAGTTTGAGCAGAAACTCTTTGAGATGTTTCCCGATGTTCAGACTTCAGGTACTGTTACTCGCAGTCAACTGTTGACTGTTCGTGAATCGATGGGTAACCCTTTCCATCCACTATGGTTGATGCAAACTCAACTGGGTCGTGGACTTTATGCGATCCCTGGAGGTTCCGTAACACAACCTATGGCTCGCAAACCTGTAACTGAATACGCTGAACCATCAGCAAAGAAAATGGAGTCTGTTGTGGTTGATTTTACGGATACTGAATCGCTCATCCCACGTTTGGATGCTAACTATGTCGCATTCGGTAATCACAAAGACCTCGAACAAATTATTTCGTCAAAGCAATTTTACCCTGCTTATATTTCGGGTCCAACTGGCAACGGTAAGTCTACTACCATTGAGCAGATTTGCGCAAAGCAACGTCGTGCTCTGATTCGTGTTAACCTTAACACTATGACTGACGAAGACCAACTCATCGGTACTAAGACCCTTGTGAATGGCAACGTAGAGATCGTTGAAGGACCAGTCGTCATCGCTATGCGTACAGGATCCGTACTGCTACTTGATGAGATTGACGCTGGCTCTGCTAACACCCTGTTGTGTTTGCAACCCATTCTCGAGGGCAAACCCTATTACTTCAAACTTAAGAACGAAATGATCGTTCCCGCACCTGGATTCAATGTGTTCGCTACTGCTAACACAAAGGGTAAGGGTAGTGACGATGGTCGTTACATCGGTACTAACGTACTCAACGAAGCGTTCCTCGAGCGTTTTGCGGTTACGTTCAACCAAGAATATCCAGATTCTAAGGTTGAAAAGCGTATCATTATGAATCTGATGAAGTCTTACAATGCTATTGATGAAGACTTTGCAGATAACATGGTCAAGTGGGCAGACGCTATCCGTCGCACGTTTGACGCTGGTGGCGTGGATGAAACAATCACTACACGTCGTTTGATTCATATTGTTCGTGCCTTCTCTATCTTTAAGAATCAGAAAAAGGCAATCGAGCTTTGTACCAATCGTTTTGATGACTCCACTCGAATCGCATTTAATGACTTGTTCGAGAAGGTTTCTTCTGGCGAGTTGCAAGTTGAACAACCCTTGCAAGAAACAACTTCTGAAGAAGTTGCAAGTGCTTGACATTTAATCAATGTTCAGGTATAATTATATTGTAGTCTTGAAAAACACACTAACACACAGGAGTTTATATTATGTTGAAATATTCTGATCTCTCTAAAGGACAAAAGCGTTGTATCGATGCCTTCGTTGAGCATCGTCCCGAACTTGCTTCGGCTGACACCCTTGCATCTAAAGATATGTACTATATCTGGCAAGAAATCTACGCAAAGCGTGGTGATGGTGGCGTAAAAATTGGTTACCCACACTGGCTGTCAAAGCATAACCAAATCCAACGTGGTCTTTTGGCTTTCCCTGGACCCAACTCTACTGGGGAAACAACTGCTCTTGAGAAGTCTAAACTACAAAAGATTCTCAATGAAAGCGATCCTGTTGAGGAAGCCAACGAAGAAGAATTTCTCGCCGAGTTGCGTGAAAACGGTATTCAAGTTTAATCGAACTTGAGTTTTTAGTTGGGGCGATTATCTGCCATCGTCGCCCCAGCTTTTTTTATGATGGCTTTATTATGGAGACTTAATATGTCTAAACAAGATCTGTTGCTAACCCATCTTGAAAAGGGTAAGGCATTTACTGCTAAGCAAATCTCTGCTTCTTTCGGTATTGCTCACCCAGCTTCTGCTATCCGTAACTTGCGTGAGCAAGGTTATTGCGTGTATGGCAACCGTGCTAAACTCAGCACTGGTAGCGAAGTAGTTAAGTATCGTCTCGGTAAACCAAATCGCCGTATGGTTGCTTTGGCTAACCGTATTTACGGTGCTGCGATTTTCACTCGATAAGTGAGATACGTCTGGATATTCTTCGGAGTATCCAGACTTATTTTCATTTTGAGGATGTGATGATTGTTTGCTCGATGGTGCAGTACATGGCTTTACATAATTGGTGGGTTAATCTTAATATCAACTAACAGTCCAATGTGGATATGGGCATTCTTAAGTGCTCATACTATATTGTTAATTCTCTCGGCAGAGATGAAAGACTTTAGGTTAAAACTCCAATACTCATTTATGATAGTTGTAGATTATTTTGTTATCATTCATTTGTTTTTGTTGAGGTAATATGGCTACTAAAGAAGAAGTTAAAAAATCACAAAACGCAACAACAGGTGGTCGCAAGTTTGACGGTGGTAAACTCCAATATGGTTTAGTCCCTCCGCTTGCATTAAAAGCCACTGTAGAGATTCTAACATTTGGCGCAGAGAAGTATGAACCAGATAACTGGAAGCATGTTCCTGATTCCAAGCGCAGGTACTTTGACGCAATGCAAAGACACCTTTGGGCATGGAAAGAAGGTGAGCAAAATGATCCAGAAACTGGCAAGAACCACTTGGCACATGCAATGTGTTGCTTAATGTTCTTATATGAGCACGATGTGAAATATTCAAAGGATTCAAAATGATTAAAATAATTCTGGCTTTTATTTCTCTCTTTGTTATTTTCTTTATCAGTATAGATCTATTCAGAAAGTTTACAAAGAAAGAACAATGGAAAGTAGTTAAGATGGCAGCATATAGTGTTGGCATTTCCCTTCTTGTTATTATTGTTCTTACCACTCTTGTTGTTTTGTTTTAAAGGAAATTGATTATGAAAAGCGTATTTAAAATCTCTGCTTTGGTTGCTGCTGTTGCTTTGGCAACTGGTTGTACTCGTATTGAGACAGGTGAAGTTGGTGTTCGTGTTGGCTTTGATAAACAAGTCAAACCTGGAGAACTGCTTCCTGGATCTTTCAACCAAGTCTTGATTGGTGATGTTCTGACTTTCCCAGTTAAGGATGTGAACGTGGTGCTGGAGAATATGACTCCTGTTGCTAAAGACAACTCTACTATGAAAGACGTAGATGCTGTGGTTGTTTATAACATCAACCCTCAGCAAGTCGCTGAACTTTATTCTACAAAGAATAAATCTTTCCATGCTGAAGCGAAAGGCGACACTTATGTAATGTATAACTACATTGTTCAAAATGCACGTAATGCTATTTACAAAGCTGCACGTAAGTATGAAGCACTTGATATGGCAGACAATCGTGAGGCTATGGAGACCATTATTCGTGAAGAGATTCAAAAGAATCTGGCTGAAGAAAAGTTGGATGGTTCTATTACCATCTCTCAGGTTTTGATTCGTAATGTAGTTCCTGCTGACTCTGTTGTAGAATCTGCCAATGCTCTTGTTCGTGCAAAGAACGAATACAAACAGAAGGAAGTAGAAGTGCAGACTGCTAAGAAAGAAGCTGAACGTATGGCTGCTCTAGCAAACAACTCTGCTAGTTCTATTGCGTTTATGAATGCTCAGGCTGCATTGAATATTTCAGAAGGCATTAAGAATGGTAAGGTGCAAACTATTGTAGTTCCTGCAAACTTTAATGCTCTGATGCTGAAATGATTGCGGAAGTCATTCTTTGGGGATTCTTTAGTGCGTTTGGATGGTGGGGTGCTCAACATTACATAATTGAACCCTACTTTCCACCACCTATCGAACGTAAGCAAGAAAAAAATTTGACAAGTGAGTCAAAATGAGGTATAATTTTATATACATAGTTATGAGTTTATTGACAGGAGAAACAAATGAAAATTAGTAAAAAGACGATTGAGTTGCTAAAGAATTTCGCAAATATCAATCCAAACTTGATGATTAAGCAAGGCAATCGACTTGCTACTATCACTGCCCATAAGAATGTTATGGCAAGTGTAACCGTTGACGAATCATTCCCAAATGACTTTGGTATCTATGATTTGAATGAGTTCCTTGGCGCAGTATCATTATTTGAGGATCCAGATTTTGCGTTCAGTGGTACAGATGTTAAAATCAAACAAGATAAAAACAGTATCAAGTTTGGCGCAGCAGATGCTTCAGTTTTAACATCACCGCAAAAGGAAATTGTTTTTCCTGACAGCGACATTGACTTTAATGTGAGTGCATCTAACCTTGCGATGATTCAGAAGACATCTTCTATTCTTCGTGGTAGCGACCTATCTATTTCTGGTGATGGTTCAAAGATCACCGCAACTGTTCTTGACAAAAAGAACCCAGCACTAAATACCTATTCGCTTGAACTTGGTGCAACTGACAAGTCATTCAATGTATTCTTGAAAGTTGAAAACCTAAAAATGTTGCCAGGAGATTATTCGGTTTCTGTTTCTAAGAAGAAAATCTCTCGCTTTAAAGCAACAGGTAGTGACCTTGTTTACTACGTAGCAGTTGAAGCAGATACTACATTCGACTTCTAAACACAGGGGAGGAAACTCCCCTTACTTTATTATGGATCTATATTATGACACACAAACGAAGTGAAAACACATCTACTGTTACACGTGAGAGAGCTAGAGACATGTGGGTTACTGACATGGATGGAAACAAAACACGTGCTGTTTCTTGGTGTAAAGCGTATAAGAAGTTTTTGCCACTCGGCGAATTTTATATGAAAGACAAAACCAAACGTAAACACGCAAATGATGTTGAACCTATTTGCGCTCTTGCTTGGGATGCCCGTGTTAAAATGCAAAAAGACCGTGATCGGAAACGACGTGAACGTCTACAAATAGCACGTAAGCGTGATAAAAATAGAGCAACACTTTTTGACTTTGAAAGAAACTAATATTATGAGTGAACGTGAGCAGTATCTATGGGTTGAGAAATATCGCCCACAAAAAATTGATGATTGTATTTTGCCTGAAGGTTTGAAAAATACATTCAAAGAGTTTATCCAATCTGGTGAACTTCCAAACTTCCTGTTCTGCGGTTCAGCAGGTACAGGTAAAACGACAGCAGCGAAGGCACTATGTAATGAAGTTGGTGCTGAGTATATTGTGATCAATGGTTCAGATGAAGGGCGTAAGATTGACACTCTGCGAACTACAATCACTTCTTTCGCAGCAGCAGTTTCTCTTGACGCAAGAAAGCGTGTTGTTATTATTGATGAAGCAGATTATATGAATGCTGATTCTGTTCAACCTGCGTTGCGTGCATTTATCGAAGAGTTTTCTAATAACTGCCGATTCATCTTTACATGTAACTTTAAAAATAGAATCATTGAACCACTACACAGTCGTTGTGCTGTTGTAGAGTTTAAGATTGACGCAAAAGAAAAGCAAGAGATCGCTGGTAAATTCTTCAAGAGAGTTTCTGCTATCCTTACGGAAGAGAAAGTTGCTTTTGATTCTAAGGTAGTTGCTGAATTGATTATGAAGCACTTCCCTGACTATCGTCGTATTCTTAATGAACTACAACGATACAGTGTTAGCGGAACTATCGATGCAGATATTCTGTCAAGTGTTTCTGAAGAATCATTCAAAGATCTAATTGCCAATCTTAAGGGTATGAACTTCAACGAAGTGCGCAAATGGGTCGCACGTAATTCTGATATGGATACAGCTGGTTTATTTGACCAACTATATACTACTGCGTCAGAATATGTTGAACCAAAAAGTATCCCCCAACTTGTTGTTATTCTTGCGGACTATCAATACAAGTCTGCTTTTGTTGCCAACCAAGAACTTAATACCATGGCAGCGATGACGGAGATTATGACATCATGTAAGTTTAAGTGAGGTAATCATGCTTGAATTTTTTGTTATGGCTATTATTGTAGCATTGGTGTATCTTACAGGATTCAAACGTGGTTATGAAGCACGTGAACGAGAAGCCATCAAAAAACTTGATGGACTTATGGATGCCTTTGAGGAACATGAGAAAGAGAATACTATTCGTGTAAAGGTTGAAAGGGTTAATGATACTTTCTTTGTTTATAACGAAGATGACTCATCATTCATGGCACAGGGTAAGAACAAAAATGAGATCGCTAGAATCTTAAAAGAAAGATTTCCTGATAAGAAGTTTGCAGCCAACGAAGAAAACCTAAGACAAGTGGGGTTTCATAATGAGTAAATTATCCCCATTTGACTTCCTCAACGCTATCAATCTAACCAAAGAAGATCTACTGGAGAAAGATCCTCAGAACGTAAAAGAGTATAATGCTTTTATGGTCAATAAAGGTTTATCCTACTTTGCCGATACAGTTATGCAGGCAAACGAGATGAATCGTCTTTACGACGCACCTAAGAAATGGCAATTTCAATATTTACTAAATAGTATTACCAAGAAAAAAAGATTCTCAAAGTGGCACAAAGCAGATGTGTCCAAAGATCTTTCCTTGGTCATGGAGTACTATGGCTACTCTAGTGAAAAAGCGACAGTGGCTTTGAGTTTACTAACTCAAGACCAATTGAAAAATATTGAAGAACGATTAAACAAAGGTGGAAGATAATGACCGTTGAGATGATCTATTATGATTGGACAGCCGACTCTATGTTGGAAGTCCTATTAGACGAACCAGACAATTTCTTAAAGATTCGTGAAACTCTAACACGAATCGGAATCGCATCAAGAAAAGACAAGAAACTTTATCAATCTTGCCACATATTACATAAGCAAGGTAGATACTTCATTGTCCATTTCAAAGAACTCTTTGCGTTAGATGGCAAAGAATCTAATATCACATCAAACGATATTGAGCGAAGAAATACTATTGCAAAGTTGTTGGCGGATTGGGGTCTATTAAAGATTTTACATCCAGCCAAAGCTGAACCGCAAGCATCCCTTTCTCAAATTAAAGTTGTCTCTTACAAAGAAAAAGATGACTGGGAACTTGTTCCAAAGTACAATATCGGTAAGAAGAAATAAAGGTTTCAGTTACCTCAAACTAATGATTTTCATTAGCGTGTTTTTTGTTCTTTCTTCTATATAATTATACGGATAATATTTCCGTATCTTTAATTAAGGAGAAATGATTATGTGGACAAAACCAGCAGCTACTGAAATGCGTTTCGGTTTCGAAGTAACAATGTATGTTGCAAACAGATAAGTCTGATTTGGAACGCTGGCTCGAAAGTTTGGGCGATTGCGTTTAAAAAACATATAGAGAAACCCACTTCGGTGGGTTTTTCATTATAAATAGTTTATGTCCCAATCGGGATGGGAACGTAAAGACTTCACCTTAGGACCGCTATGGAACGAAGCGTGATAAAGCGGACATGACGCACGATGTCGCTGGATCTCGTAACCAGCATTTTAAATATGGCTCTCTTCAATTCGCCTTCGGGGATTTGCTTGAGAGTTTTTCAACTCGCTTAATAGGAGAAAAAACTATGGTACACAAATTCATTCCAACTATTTTTGGTGAACACTTCAAAGAATTTGATAAAGTCTTTGTTGGCTTTGATGAGCAATTCTCAAAGATGCAAGCATTGCATGACGAACTCACTAAGAATATCCCTAACTATCCACCATTCAATGTTCGTAAGAACGGTAATACCTACACGATTGAAATCGCTGTAGCAGGTTTCGCACAAAATGAAATCGACATTACTATCGATGGTGGCAAATTAGTTGTCAAGGGTAACTCTGAATCGGTAGAACCAGAGGGCACTGATTACTTGTTCAAAGGTATTGCTAATCGTTCGTTCACACGTGCGTGGGCTATCGGCGATCAGTATGAAGTTAAAGACGCTGAACTTTTCAATGGTATTCTAAAGATCGCTCTAGATCAATTAGTACCAGAAGAAAGAAAGGCAAAGAAAGTGCCAGTAAAGACAGGTAAAGGTAAACAACTCTTACAGGAAGAAGCATATGACAAAGCTGCTGAAACTCTGTAAGACATTCTTCAACGTCATGATCGAGTCAATTATCGAAGCACGCAAAGCAAAAGCTGCTGCGTATGCTAAGGGGAATAGAATTGACTAATTGGATCCCAATGACAGATGAAGATTGGGAATGGGTAAACGGTAAAACCCAACCACCTAAGTCTTAAAAAAGAGGGAGGAGACTCCCTCTTCATCATAAATAAGAATATGATGAAAGCAAAAGTCTCCAAAGATATGATCTCTTTTCAAACAGTCCGTCGTAAAGACTGGTTGTTAAAGATATCTGTATTCCGTGACAAGTACGTGTTACTTGTTGCGCAACACTGCTTTTACCAAGAGCAGGTATTCTCAAGATACTTCACCGATTTTAATGAAGCATCGAGTTTTATTGATTTTTTAATTGAACAGGATAACTATGACAGTGAAAATTTTTAAGTTGTTAACAGGTGAAGAAGTAATCGGCAGCGAAGAATCTTCAGATGCTACAGGCATCATTCTAAAATCCCCAGCAGTAATTCTAATGCGTCAAACACCAGACGGTAAGTTTAGTGTTGCGCTTGCTCCATATATGGCTTACGCAGAGTTTGCAAAAGTTTATGTTTACAAGACAGCTATCGCAGCTGACTGTGAGCCTGACGTACAGATGGTCAACGAATATAACCGCATCTACGGTTCTGGTATAGAAATTGCAAATACTATGCCAACCTCAAGTATCCAACTTTCTTAAATTTGCTTTTAATTAGAATCTCAGGTATAATTATTATATCTGAGATTTTTCTATGGGTGTTTTATAATGTATATGTTTGACATTGAGACTCTTGATATTGAGTCCACTTCTGTTGTTCTATCTGCTGCCATTCTCTACTTCGAAGAAGGCGACGATTATGATACCCTACTAAACAAATCTTTGTTTGTAAAGTTTGATAGTAAGGTTCAAATCGAAAAGTATGGAAGAACAGTTTCTAAAGACACACTCGAATGGTGGAGTAAAATTCATCCTCACATTCGAAAGCTGAGTTTCGATCCAGCGCCAGATGACTTACATCCGATCGATGCAATCAACAAATTAAAAGACTACATCAAGAAATATGGTCCAGCTAAAATTTGGGCACGTGGTTCTTTAGACCAAATGGTTATTGATAGTCTTTGCTTAAAACTTGACACAGAACGTCTTTTGCCTTATAATGATTGGCGAGATGTTAGAACTGGAGTTGATATTCTATGTTCTACTTCTAAGAATGGTTATGCGGATGTGAACCATCCTACATTCGGAAGACACAATGTGATTAAACATCATCCTACGCATGACTGTGCGCTTGATGCGATGATGTTACTTTATGGGGTATAAATGGAATTTTACACAAACGTAACTAAGTATGGGAACAAGTTGCTTGTTCGTGCAGTCAAGAACGGCAACCCATACAAAACTAAAATTGATTTTTCTCCAACCCTCTACATCAAATCAAATAAACCTAGTGAGTGGCGCACCTTGTTTGGTGAACCAGTAAGCGAAGTTAAGTTTGGTGATATTAATGAAGCACGTGACTTTATTGAACGATACAAAGAGGTAGATGGATTCAGCGTATATGGCAACGCAAACTATGCTCACCAATACATCAGCGATAGTTACTCAAACGACATTCGCTGGGATATTGAGAAGATTAAAATTTTCTCTATTGATATTGAAGTAGGTGCTGAAAGTGGTTTCCCTAATGTTGAATCTGCTGCGGAAGAAGTTCTTCTAATCACTATACAAGATAACTTCACAAAACAAATTACTACCTTCGGCTCACGTCCATTTGCTGGCGCAGAAGGTGTTCGTTATATTCAATGCCAAAATGAATCTTCTCTACTAAAAGAATTTCTCATCTTCTGGCAAACACAATCCCCTGACATTATCACTGGCTGGAATATCAACTTCTTTGATATCCCTTATCTTGTTCGCAGGATTGATAAAGTCCTTGGTAACAGTTTCTCTAAGAAGATGTCACCATGGGATATCGTTAATGAACGCAGAATTCATGTCAAAGGTAACGAAGAGATTTGTTATGACATGGTTGGCATATCTACTGTTGACTACTTAGATCTCTATAAGAAGTATACGTATACTGCACAAGAATCATATAAACTGGATCACATCGCTTTCGTTGAACTTGGCGAAAACAAATTAGAGAATCCTGAAGATAACTTCCGTGACTTCTATGCTAAGCATTGGGATCTTTTCGTTAAGTATAACATCCATGATACACGTCTTGTCGATAGACTTGAAGATAAAATGAAGTTGATTGAGTTGTTAATCACTATGGCTTACAATGCTAAGATTAACTACGAGGATGTTTTCTCTCAAGTACGTATGTGGGATTCTATCATCTATAATCACCTACGTCAGAGAAACATTGTCATCCCTGAGAAGACACGAACAAATAAAACCGAAGCATTTGAAGGTGCATTTGTTAAAGATCCAATTATTGGTGCGCATCGTTGGGTGGCTTCTTTTGACTTGAACAGTCTGTATCCGCATTTGATTATGCAGTATAACATGAGTCCTGAAACATTGACTGATGAAAAAGTCCATGGTATCAGCGTTGAGAAACTTCTAAACAAAGATGTTGATACTTCCTATGGGCATAGGCAAGATCTAGCAGTCAGCGCAAATGGCTGGTGCTATCGCAAAGACGTAAGAGGTTTCATGCCAGAGTTGATGGAGCAAATGTATGTGAATCGTTCTAAGTTTAAAAAGCAGATGTTGAAAGTCGAGCAAGAATATCAGAACGATAAGTCAAAGACTCACCTACTGAAAGAAATCTCAAGACTCAACAATCTACAGATGGCTATGAAGATTGCTTTGAACTCAGCTTATGGTGCGATCGGTAATCAATACTTCCGTTACTTTGACGTAAGGATTGCTGAAGGCATCACGACATCTGGGCAGTTATCTATCCGTTGGATGGCTAACGAGTTTAACAAATACATGAATAAGATTTTAAAGACTGAAGACAAAGATTATGTCATTGCTATTGATACTGATTCCATCTACCTATCGCTTGAAGATTTGGTTGAGCATACTTGTGCTGGGAAAACAGATGAACAGAAAATTAAATACATGGATAAAATCTGTGAGGATGCCTTCCAACCTTTCATAGATACAACCTATCAAAAACTTGCTGAGTATATGAATGCGTATGCTCAGAAGATGCAGATGAAGCGTGAGGTTCTTGCCGACAAAGCAATCTGGACTGCGAAAAAGCGTTATATTTTAAATGTCCATAACTCTGAGGGTGTTCAATATGCTCAACCCAAATTAAAAGTTATGGGTCTAGAGATGGTGAAATCTTCAACACCACAAGTTATCCGTTCTAAGATGAAGGAAGTGTTGAAAGTAATTCTTGCTGGTGATGAAAGTAAATTGCATAAGTTTATTAATGAGTTCCGCATTCAGTTTAAAGAGTTGCCTGTTGAGCAGATTGCATTCCCACGTGGATTGAATGGTCTAAAAGAATATACAGCTTCTTCTACAATATATAAAAAGGGAACACCGATTCATGTGCGAGGTGCTCTCTTGTTTAATCACTACGTTAAACAAAATAAGTTGGATAAGAAATATCCAATGATTCGTGATGGTGATAAAATTAAGTTTGTTTACTTAAAGGTTCCAAATACCATTCAAGAAAACGTGGTTGCCTTTGCTGGTGAGTTGCCAAAAGAGCTTAACCTACATAAATACGTTGACTATGAATTGATGTTTGAGAAAGTTTTTCTTGAACAACTTGAAAGTCTTATCCAACCAATCGGTTGGTCAATCGAAGAGAAATCTAATTTAGAGGAGTTTTTTGGATGAAGAAACTATATTACGCAGTAGGATTTGTTTTCCTAGCACTCATGCTTCCAGCGCAAGCAAAAGAACAACCAAGTGTTCAATATGACTGGAAAGTTACAAAAGTTAAAGACGGTGATACCGTTGAGTTTGAAGCAAAGTTTTTACCACCACCACTTAAACCTGTTTTGAGTGTTCGTATCTTTGGTGTTGATACTCCAGAAAAAGGTTCACGTGCACAATGTCCAAGTGAAGCGCAGCGTGGTGAAGAAGCTACTGCTTTTACAAAGAAAGCAGTTGCAGAAGCAAAGCAAGTTAAAGTTGCTCTGATGTCATGGGATAAGTTTGGTGGTCGTGTCCTTGGAGACGTTATCCTAGATGGCAAGAGTTTACGTGCTCAACTTATTGAGAAAGGTCTTGCACGAGAATATTTTGGAGAAGCAAAACAATCTTGGTGCAAATAACTTGACATTTAACACAAACTATTATATACTAAACATATAAACATATACGGAGAAGAACATGGATTTTTTAAAGACAATCGTAAAGGAACTTGATAATGAGTATGCTGGACTGGCTGATGATGGCATTGTGGGCGACACTGCTAGTTTCATTGACACTGGTAGTTATGCGTTCAATGCTTTACTCAGTGGTTCTATTTTTGGCGGTCTTCCTTCTAATAAAGTTACAGCACTTGCAGGAGAAAGTTCAACTGGAAAAACCTTCTACGCCCTCGGGATATGTAAGAACTTTCTACAAGCCAATCCAGAAGCAGGAGTTGTATATTTTGAAACTGAGGGAGCGTTGACACGTGATATGTTAACAGAGCGTGGTATTGATACACGTAGATTTGTTATTGTTCCTGTATCGACTGTCCAAGAGTTCCGCACTCAAGCAACAAAGATTCTTGATGCATATGAGAAACGACCAAAGAATGATCGCCCACAATTACTATTGTGTCTAGATTCATTGGGTATGCTTTCTACATCTAAAGAGATGGAAGATATTGCCGAAGGTAAAGAGACACGTGATATGACACGTGCTCAATTGGTTCGTGGCGCTTTCCGTGTTCTTTCTTTGAAACTTGCTAAACTTGATATTGCTATGATTGTTACTAATCATACCTACGCTGTTGTTGGTGCTTATGTTCCAACTAAGACTATGGGAGGTGGTGATGGTCTTAAGTATGCTGCTTCAACTATTGTTTTCCTTTCTAAGTCTAAGGACAAAGATGGTACAGAAGTTATTGGCAACATCATTAAATGTAAACTTGAGAAATCACGTTTTACTAAAGAACAATCAATGGTAGAAACCAAACTGTCATTCTCATCTGGTCTAGATCGTTATCATGGTCTTACTGACTTAGCAGTTGAGGCAGGTATTTGGAAGTCACAGGGTGGTCGTATCGAACTTCCTGATGGTAAGAAAGTGTTTGGCAAACATATCTCTGAAGATCCAGAAAAATATTTCACCAAAGATATCTTGCAGCAAATTAATGAGTATACTGCAAAGAAATATAAATTTGGTCATGAATCATTGGATACATCAGAAGTTGATGAGGAGTTAGAAGATGACACCGTTCAAGCTGATTGAACACACAAATGATACTGCAATCTATACTGTAGAGTTGACAGGTGGTCAATTTTCAGGTATAATATATGAATATGGTAAAGTAGAAGTATCAGAAATGCCCGATGGTTCGTCTGCAAAGTTGTCGTTTGAATATACCATGCATAATGTTATTGAAGACGAAAAGTTTGACAAGCCAGCCTTCGAGCAAACTGTAGGTGAGATCCTTCATCATTTGATTGAAGAAGGACTAAAAAATAATTCAATTGTTTATTCAGGTGGTGTTGATGAGGATAGAAAAAACGATTCTAGCGAATCTGGTTCATAATGAAAATTTTTGTCGTAAAGTATTACCTCACATAGATCCAACATATTTCTCAGACCGCAGGGAGAAAATCCTTGCGACTGAGATTATTAAATTCTTCAGTGAGTTTAACAAACCAGCAACAAATGAAATCCTTGCGATTGAAGTTGGCAACAGAACAGATATAAATGAAGTTGAGTCTAAAGAACTTCAACAATATATTTCAGAGTTGACGCCAACTGATACCGTACAGGATTGGTTAGAAATTGAAACGGAATCATTCTGTAAGCAAAGGGCTGTCTATAATGCTATTATGGACTCTATTCGAATTATCGAAGGAAAAGACAAACAAAGACAACAGGATGCCATTCCTTCATTGTTGTCTGATGCTCTTGCTGTTTCTTTTGATAATCACATTGGTCACGATTATCTGGAAGACTTCGAAGCTCGATGGGACTTCTACCATAGAGTCGAAGAAAAACTTCCATTCGACCTCGACATGCTCAATACAATCACCAAAGGTGGATTGTCTAAAAAGACCCTAAACATTATCCTCGCTGGTACTGGTGTGGGTAAGTCTTTGTTTATGTGTCACGTCGCAGCGACTTCTCTAATGCAAGGTAGAAATGTTCTCTATATCACTATGGAGATGGCAGAGGAACGTATTGCTGAACGTATTGATGCGAACTTGCTTAATCTTGGTATGGATGAACTTGCAGTTGTTGATAGAGAATTATTTGAACGTCGTGTTCAAAAGGTTCAAAGTAAAACGCAAGGTAAATTGATTGTCAAAGAATATCCTACTGCTTCTGCTCACTCTGGCCACTTCAGAGCATTGCTTGAAGAATTAAAGATGAAGCGTGAATTTAAACCAGATATTGTTTTCGTTGACTACTTGAATATCTGTGCTTCATCAAGAT